ACCGCTTTGCCGACGCCTCCCTTACTCATGTATATTCCACCACCTGAAACTCCGTCTGTATTTACAAAGTTGTAATTAGTCAAGGTAAAGGGAGTTGATATTCCAACCCCCACCGCTCCGCTAAAAACGGCAGTTGTACCAGATAAAGCAGTTGCTAAAGTTATTAATCCGGTTGATCTGGTAATTGTCAAAGGTGTATCAATCAATGCCCCTGCATCTGAATACCTACGGATAAAGAAATTAGCACCAGCATCTGATCCTGATTCCGCTCCGCTGACTTCTAAGTTTATTCTATTGGAATTATCTGAACGAAAACTAAGGCTTTTGGCAATACTTACATTAGCATCTAAGTTTGCAATTAGCGCAGTTGCACCTCCATCAACGTGAAATTTTGTTGTTGGATTCGCAATCCCGATTCCAAACTCCCCAGTTTGCAAAAGAGAAACCAATTCAGCAGAATTTGCCTCGCTGAAAATTCTAAATCTATGGTCAGACTGAACATTTCCAAGCGACCATTTATTTGTACCTGCACTTGCAAATCCTAAAAATCCGTTGTTTGTTGATGTTCCGTTTATCCTTGCAATAATCCCAGATCCGAAAACATCCAGCGGCGTAGTTGGCGCATTTGTTCCGATTCCTAACCTATTATTTGTATCATCATAAAACAAGTTAGCATTGTCCTGAATTAAAGCACCCGAAGCACCAATGAACGGCAGGGATCCCAAAGTCAAAGCAGTTGTAATTGTCAAAGTTGCAACCGAACCCACTAAAGTAATTGTGCCATCAAATCCGTTTGCGTCGCTAAATACCAAAGAGTTAATAATGTTTGGAGATAATTCAACATAAGCACTACCATTCCAACGATATAATACGTTGGTATCTAAAGCGATGTAAATCGTATCCGCAACACCAACCAAAGGAAAAGCCGCAAGATTTGCATACTCCTCCACAGTCCCGGTAAATAAAGAAGCCATCTGTGATAGCGTAATCTTTTTACTTATACCGGTTGTCGGATCTCCGATTATTGTCAAGTCATCCAGCGCAGGAGATAACTCCGTTGCTAATTGGTTTATTTTTTTCGATTCCATTAAAATTGATAATTAGAAGGTACTTGACATCTATCATTTAAGAACGGCACAGTTAAGGTAGTATCTAACTTTACACCTGCCAATAAATCTGGATCACTCTCAGTAAAAAAACTTAAAGGCATATTTGTTGAAGGCGTCCAGGTTACTATTGAATAATCCTCTGGGTATCTCAACTGAGCAACTATATCTCCAGCAACTTGTGTCATGTCCGATAAAACCTCTGTTTCGTTTGTTTCTTCCATCAGCATCCGATCCATAAAATACATACTAAACGAATATGCTATTTCTTTAGCCCCTACTGTTGCACCAGTCAAAGTAAAAAACATAGCAGGGTAAGTGACCTCACCATTGCTTAACCTTTCCCACACATCACCGAAATAAACAAAATTAATTTGTTCGTGATCGTTTCCCAGTTTGGTTAACTCTTTTACTATCTGATTTAACGTCATTTTTTTTAGATTTTTCTAAATAAACTTTTAGCTTATTTTGATTTTTGAAATTTACCTCTTTGCTCATTTAACAACATCCTATATTTCCCTGATAACGTTCTGAAAAAGTTTTTCTGCGCTTACCATCCTCCATATAATCATTATTACAACAAGCATCGCCGAGATACATGCTAACTGTGTAACCTTCGTTATCTGGTTTAATTGAATCAATACCAGAACCAAAATTTAAATAATTAGGATATAAAGCATTGTTCTGCTTTAGGTATTTAATTAATCGCTGCTTATAGAACTCCGCTCTTGCCTTGTATCTATTTGCAACATCAATCATGTCCTGCATTGAAGGAGATTCTTGATTTTCGCCAGTCTTGCGTAAAAGTCCTTTATTGTAAAATTGAAACGATAAACCCTGAGGTAATTCCGACATCACGAAATAAATAAGACAATCAACTATGTAGTCATCCAATAAAGTTGTTTGAAGCTGGGTATATGTAGCCGCCTCAACCGCAGTTTGTAATTCACCATACAACGCTGAACCTAAAGCTGGGAGAATATACATGTCCTGCGCAGTCTTAATCTCAGGCAGAACCAATTTCTCATCTACGTTTGCATGTAATCCGGTTCTATCTTTGATTGATTGAACGGAAATAAATAATGTGTTCTTGCTCATCTTCTTGTTACTATATTAGAGACCCATTGATGTCTGCAACTTGGACTGTGCTTGTCAGTTCCTGGTTCTGTGTACCAACCGCCCCGACGATCCCAGACTGAATAACCTAATCTTGCGCTTAGGCTTTCAATTTCTGAACGTGAATACATTTTATCGGCTTCCAACAAAGCCACACAAAACGGCCTGCTTGTTTTCTTATCCCGGTTATTGAATCCTTTTTTCCATTCATAGGAATACCTAATTAAAATCTCTTTTGTTTGCGGCTTGACCTTTAAGAGAATATCGCCCAATGGTTCTGTTAAAATATGCTCTGTGATTGTGTTTTCATCAATGCCCTCTCCGATAACATACTCATTAACTTGCACGTATCCGTTATCAACAAGCGATTTGATTACCAAATTAATCGTATCAACGCTCTGATCTAAGGTTGTTGCTAATACTTCCGCAGTAATGCGCTTATCCTTTGACATCAAGTCCAAAACATTAGCTTGTAACTGATTTACTTCTGCAAACATTTGATGCTCTGAATCATCGTCAAACCTTTCCTTTTGCTTCCAAATATTGAATCCTTCCTTTGCTTCACCAAACTCAAAAAATGCGCTGAAATCGTCTGCAAATTGCGCTGATTGCACAACCGGAACTGTGTCTTCAGGTGCTTGATATTTAGACATATCAATTCCCGCCTTTTCAAGTAACCATTCTTTAGGTGCAATTTCCTTCAATAAGTTTTCTGTGAATTCAAACCCAATTGGTTCTGTTGGTATAATGCTTAATTCAGGGTTTTGTACGCCTCTAAATTTAGCCAACATATTAAATACACTTTCAAGGTGCATTTGCTTACTATTAACGTAAGTATTTTTAAATATTTCGTAACCGTCGCGCATTTCAGAACGTGAACCTAATTTACCCGCTTCAGCAATACCAAAGATTGAAGGCGTTGTAATTTGGTGACCGCTAAATATATTCGTTTGAATCAAAGAATCCACACGGTTAAAGTCTTCTTTTGTAATATCTGACGCACCTAAATCGTCAATAATTGGCTTACGCGCTGAATCGTTAACGAATGCCAAAATAAACTTTTTACCGTCTGAACCGCTAAATCTATTTGAAAAACGCTTTTCAATATTGCGCTTTTCTTCGTCTGAAGGTTCACCGTTAGGCAAAGTAATTAACTTACTTGCGCTGAATCCTGTCTGTGCGTTACCTAATACGTGTTTAGATATTTCAATGTCTGATTCAATGTAATTTAATGCGCCAAAGTAACCCGGTAAACTATAAATACCCATATTTGGGCGATATTCCTTTACATAAAGTATTTGTTTGCCAACAGGGTTTGCAGGGTTAAACGCAGCGTAAACGGTTTGTTTTTCGTTTCTGTCACCCCAATTTTCCTTGTACCAAAATTGCGTATTGTCTTTATTTGTACGAACTTTTGTATAATCCAAATGCCAAATTTCAGCCAATTGTTTTGTAACTGACCAAATAATTTCCAAATAATACCCACCAAATAATTCAACGTCCAAACTTACCTTCCTTGTTAGTTCATCCAAAGATTCCATTCTGTTAACCTTTTCAATAAAAGTTTCAGCTTCAGGACTTCCCTTCCAACCGTTTGCGGTTATATAATGCACCTTGCTTTTGACAATGGCGTTATGTTTAGCCGACTTATTAAATAGGTCAACCAAATAATTAGGGTAATCATTGCGGTCGCCGTACTGAATATAACCTTCACCCTTCTTTTCTTTGAATTCAGGCTGACGTGCTTCTGCAAATGTTAATACTCGTAAATCCATTATTGTCTTATTTTATAAGTGTCTGTTGTTTGGTATTCCGTAAATTCAAAAGGTGTTCCAACCAATTCCATTATCCCTGATTCAACCATATTTAAGCCGGTCGGGTTGGTGTTGCTTGTACTTGTTTGCTCGTAAATTTCATAATCATATTGACCATTTAACGCAGTTCCAAAGTTTGTATTCGTCACAATGCTAAATTCATTGTATCGGTCTTTGTATTGGCTTATATCCGCAGCATTTAATAAAACAAACTTTACTTCTGTGTTCGCACTTCTATTCGTGAAAACAAATAAGTAATTTGGGTTTGTCAATAACTGTTTTTCAGTTAGTGTTAAAATTATGCTTTGGGTTGC